TTTCTGTTGTAGTTGCACCTTGAACAACTTGCAAAACCTTACCACCTACACCAGCAGGTAATGCTGTTACACTAGATAAAGAATTATTATTTAAAGTTATTATTGCCATAGTTATATTCCTATTAATGCTGCGTTAGCTTCACTTGTTGGTATGTATATATTATTTTTCATATCAATTAAATACCAATAAGTGCTTTTACTTCTTCTTCAGTTAAACCTAAGTCTAAAAGTTTTTGTTTGCCAGATGCTTTTTTAGTTGTCATATTTGCATCAGCTTGTTTTAATTCTTCAATCTTTGCATCTACTTCTGCTTTAGTTGGCATAGTTGCACCATCTTTAATGACTTCAATACATTCGTAACACATTCTTTGGTCGTTAGGAATTTTGTTGCCATTACTATCATGTGTTTTCCAACCATACCAATTGCCACTATTGAAAGTATGTAATGCTAATTGTAAATAATCTTTATTCATTTTATGTATCTCCTAATCTAATGACAGTAAAACCTGTTTCAGTTACAGTTGTACTTCCTCTAACAAAAGTGCCACTAGCCATAGAACCTGTTCTTAATAAAAACTTATTATTTGTTGTGTTTGTTACATCAAAAATATATTGTTGTGATCCTTGTAATTGTATTCCTGAAGTTCCTAAATTTCCAACATCAACAGTTGCTACAGTTTGATAGAATGAATTATCTAAAGTAACTTTTAATTCACATTGTGCAACTGCATCTCCATTGGTTACATTAAAAGATACTGAATAAAATATTAAATATTTACCAGTAGTTGGAAAAGAAAATATACCAGAACTTTCTGATAAGCCTGTTCCAATATAAGTAGCACCATCTGAATCTGCTCTTTCCCAGTTGCTTGATATAGTATCATTAACTCCACTATTTAGATCAGCAGTTATTCTCCATTGGTCAGCTTCTGTAATTCCACTAACAACTTCAGCAAAAGTATTATCTCCTCTTAAAAAGGTTGTAGCATTTTTAGTTCCTGTTGCTGTTAGCTTAGCAAGTGAAACTGTATTATCTGAAGGAGTACCTATGTCTAAGGTATTACCTAATACCATTACAAAATCTATAACATCTCCAGTAGATAGGTTACTAGCAAAGGTAAGTGTAGAACCAGATACAGTAAAGCTATCTGTTGGAGATTGTAAAATTCCATTTAGACTTACTAGAAATTGATTAACATTGTCATAGCTAGTAAAGTTCACACCACCATTTTGCATAGTGTATGCAGCTTGACCATTAACTACACTTATTGCGTCTAGCTTAACGAAGTTTCCTATTACTGGGGTTTTTCCTATGTATGCCATATTATATTCCTATCCTGATATTTCCTGTAATACTATTGAAGCAACAGAACCACCATTTTGAAAAAAAGAAGTACCACTTGTTGAGTTTTTTCCTTGAACTGTATATGTAATTGCTGAAGTTGTACTTGGACTATCTACAGTTATTATTGTTGCTTGATTTTGTTGTCCAGAATCTTGTTGTCTAAAAAAACCATCTGCATCACCTGATAATAAAGTAGTTGAACCACCTATATCTCTTTCTATATCACCATGCAAAGCAACACTTGTGCCAGCTTCTACTTGACAATGAACCATAATTAAAATTTTACTTGAAGTTGAACTAGGTGTTATTGATGCAGTTATATTTGTGTCTGCGTAACTTGTTGTTGTAATACTTGTCGAAGTACCTGTTGTTGCAGTAACAGTTTGTAATAATCCGCCTGATGGAGATGCAAAAGTATTATCTCCTCTTAGAAATGTAGTTGCGTCTTTTGTACCTGTAGCAGATAAGTCAGCTAATGCGATAGTACCATCTTGAATATCAGCACTTGTTAAAGGTACTGCTGTTGGAACTTTACCTATATAAGCCATTTAAACTCCTATGAACTAATTGCGTCTACTGTTGATACCCAAACATCTAATGATGAAGCTGTGTCTGATATTACTTTTAAAGCATCTCCAGATTGAACTACAAACTTAGCACCACCATCTAAAACTTGTAGTGCTGAACCTGCAGGAATTGGAGCATCTTTAACTAAGTAAATATCATTTGCACCATCATTGATATAGACAGATGCTACTACAGCAGAAGCTGTAACATTAGCAACAGATATTCCTACTACAGTATCATAACTGTCAGCAGTAAATAATGTTGCAGCAGAAGTTCCTACATCATTTGAAGTGTATCTTCTAAAGTTTTGTGCCATGTTTTCTCCTTATAAAGCTATTGCCATAGCTATTGCAAATCCAGGACTTGCAGCATCTATGTTTGTTAATTGACTGCCATCTACAGCAGGTAATTTTGCAGAACCATCTAATTGTACCACATTGTTTGCTGAAGTTCCAACATTTAATGTAGCAGCAGTTCCTAATCCAGTAATCTTAGAATTATCAATAGCATTTACTTCTAAGGTAATAGTTCCTGATGAAGTAATTGGTGAATTTGCTACTGTAAATTCTGAAGAACCTGAATCAGCTACTCCTACTGAAGTTACTGTTCCAACATTAGCTGGAGTAATAACAGTATAAGTAATATTACTAACACCAATTGTTGCATCAGAATCAGTAGTACATAAAAAGATTTTATTGTCATTTGCTGTACCTTGATTGACTACAATCATTTGACCAGATAGTTCAGCTATTGTGTCAAATTGTGGATCTCTTGAAGCAGTACCACTAGCGACTACGATATATAATCCATTAGCTGTAGCATCTGTTTGGTCTTTAACTAAAACTCTATCTCCAGTAACTAATGTTACACCATCAAGTGTATCACCATTTTGTAAGTCTGCTGTTAAATTTATATTTGCAGTTGTAGCAGCTTCTGCAATAATTCTAGTTCTTAGTCCTGCAACAGCTTGGTCTACATAATTTTTAGTAGCAGCTTCAGATGAAACAGAAGGATCTCCAAGACCTGTAACTGAACCACCAGATATAGAAACATTGTTTGCATTTTGAGTTGCAATTGTTCCTAAACCTAAATTAGTTCTAGCTGTACTAGCTGAAGTTAAATCTGATAAGTTACTTGCTTTAACAAGTTTAGCATCTAATTGAGTTTGAATATTTGATGAAACATTATTTAGATAACCAAATTCTGTATTTGAAATTGTACCATCATGAATTTTAGTAGCATCAATAGCAGCACTAGCATTAATATCTGCATTAACAATAGTACCATCTAAAATTTTTGCTGAAGTAATATTTGAATCTGCAATCTTAGCAGTTGTTATTTGGCTATCTCCAATGTGAACTGTGTCTATACTGCCATCAACATATTGATCTGAGTCCACAGAATTAGCAGCCATTTTAGCAACAGTTATTTGAGAATCAGCTATGTGTATTGTATCTATAGATCCATCTACATATTGATCTGAATCAACTGAGTTTGCTGCCATCTTAGCAACTGTAATTTGTGAGTCTGCAATATGAGCTGTGTCTATAGAACCATCTACATAATGTTCACTATCAATACTGTCATCTGCAATCTTTGCACCAGTAACTGCGTCAGCTCCAAGTTTAACAGTAGTAACTGATCCATCTGCTAATTGAGTTGAACCAATAACACCACCTGGAATAGATGTATTTGTTTTAGATATTGCACCAACATATACATTAGTGATTGCTTCGTTAGATAAATTTCCTGAATCCCAAGTTACATTAATTGTAGTGTCTGTTGAAAAAGATGATGAACTTATAGTTCCATAAATAGTTCCTGGAGTTGGAGCTACAATTTTAATTCTTCTGTCAGCATGATAAAAAGAAGTTACATCAACACCAGCAATTGTAAAAGAAGTAGCTGATGCGTAAGTTGCAGTATAAGCACCACTACCATCACCATACTCTACCCATTGAGAATCATTATACCAATCTCTAGTATTCTTCATCAATGCTCTAATGGCATTGTTTAGATTAGATGGTAGCATTCCTTCTGCTACAGAAATACTATTAAGTGATGTGTTGTTAGCCTGTGTTGTTGAATAATCTTTTATACCTGCCATTTTAGTCTCCTATAAACCAAGCAAATGCTTTATTGTTTTCTTTATTTTTTTCATTAATAAGCGCATTTATAGCTTCCTCAATTTGTCTTTGAAAGAACTCTTGAGTTTCAAAACTATATCTTACATTATCTATATCAGTTTTATCTGTCATCTTAATCCTGCTTTTGATGCAATTAAATCAATTCCTTGTGCATGATTCCATGCAACACCACTAGGTGTTTTAACATTAATTTTAATATATCTTCCAGATTGCCTTACTGGATTAATACCAGATGTGTTCATACTTACACTACTAGATTCTGTTTCAGAGTCTGCAAGTTTATCTCTAGTTTTAATTGTTACTGTAGCTTCAGCATCTACTATTGGTCTAATAGATTGAACATTACTTCTAAATCCTGGATATAATTCTACTTCAGAAGTTTCAATTTCACCTTCATTATCAGTACCAGAAAAAATAGCAGCTTTATAATTATTATCTATAGCACCTAGTAATAATTGTCCACCACTCCAAAAATCTGTGTCTAATGCAATATTAATTTGATCTAAGTTTTGAGATATAATATCCATTAACTCAACAGTATATGCACCTACAAACTGAGCAAATATAGTACTAGCACTAGTATTTGCTAAAGACCATTTTTGAGTTGCATAATTATAAATCAGGATTCTATCACATATACCAGTAGTATTGGAAGTATTATTTACACTAGGGTACAACCATAATGCTAACTGATTAAATGGATCTACAGCAGCGCAAATTCTGTCTAAATATGCTTTATTAACATTTAAATCAAAAAATCTATTAACTTTTTCTGCGCCAATTGAAATAACATTATCACCATTAATTTCAAAGAATCCATCATCAGCATAAAAGAATACACGTCTGTTATCTTGACATACTGTTCTTCCATATACAGCTCCTCTATTAGGAGATATTACTGAAAGTCTAA